TCGATCCCGACGCTCTTGTAGTCGTGAAAGGCATAGTCGACCTGGTGTTCATCGAGCCAGGTTCTGGCCTTTTTCATCGTGTCGCAGGCCTTGATGCCATACAGGACGTAACTCATTGATTCTCCTAGTGGTTTCGGATCGCTCCAAAACCTCTCCAAAATTCCGCCAAAACGTCTCCCATTATGCCACGTCGATCCACTCGGCGCCCCTGCTGTCCTTGTACAGGTCCGTCATCTTGGCTGACTTGTGCCCGAGCAGGGCCTGGGCATTGCGCCCCTCTGCCGCGTGCAGGCGTGCGGCCAGGGACCGCATCTCATGGAAGGTCGGCGGGTTGTCCGTCACCACGATGTCACCGGCCTTGACCGCAGCGTCTCGCGCCTCGGCAAACTTCCTGCTGATCGTATCGAGCATGATCGGGCTGCCGGCCTTGGCTTTGCTCACCGTGCGGGCGTGGTGCACCAGATGCTTCGACACCACGTTGTCACGGCACAGCTTGATCACGCCGGCCAGATCAAGGCCGATGCACTGCAGGCCTATCGACGTGCTCAGGCGCAGCCGCTGCTTGGTCTTGTGCTGGATGACAAGCAGATGCCCGTCCTGCTCATCCCTGAACAGCATGGATGCGATATCCTCCCGCCGCTGACCTGTGATCAAGGCCAGCTCCATCGCACGTTTCAGCCAGGCTGTCCCTGCCCTGGCATGAATCGCCCGCCACATCTCGAGAGTCAGGCGCTCGCGCTTGACCTTGATCCTCGCCGCCTTGGTCACTTCGACCGGGTTCGCTGCGGTCCAGCCGGCCGCTATCGCCTCCATGAACACATCGCGCAGCAGTGAGCGCATTGCGCGGCTCATCTGCGACCTGCCAGCCTTGACCATGGCGCCCAGGTAGTCGGCAACCATGATCGTGGTGACGGCGTTGATGTCGTGCTTCCCGAACTCAGCATCAAGCCGCTTTATCCGCATGCGCAGATTGCGCTTGGTGTTGTCCTCGATCTCGCGCTCTTCGATGATCCGGCCGTACTCGGCCAGCCACTTGCTGAATAGGCGCGCCGCTGGCCTCTCCATGCGCTCACGCAGGGTAGGCCCGGCCGGCAGTAGCTGGTTCTCTGCATTCGCAGTGGCCACCGCAAGGGCTTTGTCTTTGCCGAGCCCGAAAAACTGCCCTGTCACCGGATCTTTGTAGCTGTAGTAGATGACGCCGTTGCGGCTGTCCTTCTTGCGGTACAGGTTAGGCGGCAGGTCTTTCGATCCGTGATTCCTTGGTCGCGGCGCCATAGCGTGCCCTCATGATTCGACTGTGAAGCGAGCCGTCATCCGGCAGCTCTACCGGCACCTCAGGTTCGCAGTATCGGGCGTGCTCGTCCACCCGGTAGCAGCGGCCGACCTTCTGCGCGGGCGGGTCGAAGCGGTTCGTCCTGGCCCACATGCGCAGGGTTGCGGGAGACGGAACCGGGTCAAGGTGCGCCTCCGCCCACTTCTCAAGCGTGATCAGTTTCATGCGGCCACCTGCTCGGCTATCAGCCGATCCCATGCGGGCTTGTCTTCAGCGTTGACGTGCCATTCGAGCTTCCCGCCTTCTTTCTCTGTCACGCCGCCACCGTACTTGGCGCCCTCAAACGAGAACTCGGCGCTGTTGTAGATCCATGGGTAGTCTGCGCGGAAGAGCGTGAACGTCAGGTAAGGGCGTTCGGTTTGCACTTTGGTCTTGAAGGCTTCGCCGCTTGCCTTGCGCTGGGCAATATCCTGTTCGCGAGCCTCCTTGCATCCAGGCCCACAGTACGCGTGCACGCCCTCGAAGATCGGCGCTTGCGGGTTGCCGTCTTCATCCTCGGCGGTGTCGCCGTAGATCACTGTTTCGCAGTAATCGCAGGTCTGCGAGTAGCCGTTATCAATCCAGGCTTGAGAAGGTATCTTGCCGGTGCTCTGGTACTGATCGGCCCATGGCGCGCGGCGGCAACTTTCGATGCATTCAAACTCGGTGTCGTGCTCGTTGGCGCCCAGGCGCCTGGCTGCGATACCGCTGCTTGCGAAGACGATCACCGTCATGGCCTCGGATCGCTCCGTGACCGCATATGCCTTCAATGGTTTATCGGACACAGCAAATCCTCCCGCCCTATGTGGGCAGATAGAAAAGGGGATGGGGTGGGGTAGATCAGGACTGGCGTTGCGCCTGGCGGTGGGCGGCGAGGGCTGGGGTCAGTCGGTAGCACTCAGCCGGGAAACCGTACTCTGCGCATGAACAGTGCTCGCCGCACGATTCCTCGCGCCGCTCCACTACCAGTAGCCCGTGACGAACGCCGGCTTCCTGAATGTCTCCACCGTCGAAGCTGCCGCCTTCCAAGGCGCCGTCGATCAGCTCCAGAGCGAAGGACGCCATCCCCCGCACGTCAGGGCCTGGCTGAGGGGTTGAGAACGCAAGTTCAACTCGCACATCCTTCATCGCTTGGCCGCACAGATCAACGAAGTTTTCTGGTGGCGGCCCGTCATGCCAATCGGTCATGACTTCGCCAATGCCATTGATCAGCCGATGCGCCACCGCCTCCTGCCGCTCTCCCTGCTCGAACATTTTCTCGGAGTCACGCAAATGGCCTTGCACTTCCGGCGCCGGGGTGGCGGTGAACACGCGCTGATTCGGCGCAACGTCCTCGCGCAACTTCATGCTGGCCAGCACTGTGCTCAGCGGGCATCCGCGCTTGATGGTCGTTGCGGGAGGAAGCATCACATCGCACGGAATGCGCTGCTCCAGCAATCCCCGCGCCGCCTCCAGCTCCGAAACTACCATCTTTACACGTAATGGAATGTCGGCATGGTTGTACCGAGTTAGGGCTGGTTCAGGCCCTCGCAATGCGATAGCCGCCTGACTGAGAAGGTCAGACTGCCGATTGCACAGGGCGTCAAGTTCTTCGATCTCAGCCCGCAACGCCTCGGCCTCTGCGCGCAGGGCGTCGTATTCTTCGCCGGTCATCGTGATAGTTCCGCTCATAGCGCTACTCTCGCAATATCCGCGTCATCGCGCGGCTCGTATTTGTCCTCAAGCTCAGTCACACGCGCCCATGCGCGCGCTTCTGATGCCAAGGCATCACGGAGCTTCTGATCAAGCTCAGCGACTTTTCTGCTTTCTTCAGTGCTACGAAACGCACACTCAACGCAGCGGCCTGTTGCGGTGTATCGGACACTTTCGCCGCACGTCTCGCACTCTTTCCCCGTGAACTTTTTGGCCCCGTTAATCCGGGCGAGTTCTTGCTCAAGGATTGCGATAGCTTGCGATAAGCGGTCTGCAGTCGACCTCACTTGCTCACTCATCTTGACCTCCTTCGCGCTCAATAAATGAAGTCGTATTCATCAAAACATGGCCCGCAAAGCGGTCGCTGCTGGTGCTGAATAGCGTTGTGCGTGTCCTTCTTGACCCAGCGCGACTTCTTCACGAACACACCGCAATCCCGGCAGCGCGTGTGGTAGTCGTCGGCCTTACGCGACGCAAAGCTGGCGTCAAAGCGGGCCTCTTCAGCCGCCCACTCTGCATGGCGCTGGGCGTCCGTCTTTCCGTCCGGTCCGATCTGTTCAGCCATCACACCTCTCCTTCTTCGGTGGCAGCGGTGGGGCTGTGCCACTTGGCCTTGTATTCGGCGATGAAATCGGCGGGGAACTCAGAAACCCATCCGCACTCAGGGCATTTGAATTGATCGCCTGTCCAGCGCGTGCGCGGCATGCTGCATGCAGATGTCGCTGCCATTGCGCCTCCGCAGTACGGCGAGTAGCCAGCGCGCGTCATCAGGTTATTACGGACGATGCTCATACCTTCCCACCCTCCGCATGGCTGGCTTTCGTGCGCTCGTAGTCGGCGGCCAACATCAGCAGGTTTCGAGTGGTCGCTTTGAATGAGCTGGTGTCCGGGTATCCATGAAACTCGTGACCCTCCGGGTAGTCTGGGAAGTCGCCGTGCCATTCCCAGGCCCAGTAGCTATGGCCAGTCCATGCAGCCCATACCGTGTAGGCGTCCTGCCCTTCACCCCAGTAATCAACGCCACCACCTACGCAGAGGCAGTGTGAGACGCTGACGCCCTGATCCCATGCAGAATCCATCTTGTCGCGGTCAACCCATGCGTCGCCGAACAATGATGGAGCGATCTCGGTCAGCCGCTTGCTCAACTTCTTCTCGATGCGTGGCTTCATGCTTCACCCCGCCCATGGCTTGCGAGAAGGGCGCGGTCGATAGCCTCACGTTTGATCTCCAGCGCCTCGTGTGAGCCATTCTCCCACTTGCCGCTGTAGCGAACGCAGGGATGGCGTTTTTCACCCATGAATCCTTCTTCGACATAGACTTCGAAGTTGTCATGAGGCAAACGCTCGCAGATGACCTTGCGGTTCTTTTGCAGCATGAAGTTGAGACGCGCAGTGTCAGGCACGCTCACCTGATCGGACGCGGACTGCTGGGCGGAAAGGGCGGCGACGATTCGCTCGTGCTGGGCGACGGTCATTAGGCTGTGCGCCTCAAGGCTCGGATTCCCCTCGTAAATATGCGTGCGCCGGAAAATGTACCCGTGGTCTACGTGGAAGAATCTGTAACCAACAACCTCCACCTCTTCCACAGCCGATCCAGCAGTCAGCAGGGAGGGGGCTTGTGCGTACAGAAGCGTCCCTGGCTGCATGTACTGCAGCCCCTTGTTCAGCCACTTAATCGAATTTGCAGGGTCATAGCCGGCGTATTCGATCACGGCCACCGGTTGAGCGGACGGCATTGATGGTTCGCCGAATCGAGTTTCGCCCTGCGCCTCAAGCGTCAGATGGTCGATGATCTGTTCTTGACGCCGAGCCTTCTGCTCAGCTTCCAGCGCGCGACGCTTCCAGATGGCCAGATCCTCGCGGGCGCCAACGTAGGCGTCGGCCATGTCCACCCGCTCAGCCTTGACGGTTGGGGCGGAGGCGAGCGCTCCTTGATACGCCAATTGCATGTAGGTTGGCACCACATCAGCGTCGTACCCATGAGCCGATTTGATCATCGAAGCCAGCATCTGCGGCGTAGGCTCAACCGGCACCAGCGCATACCCATCCGGCACACCCACCTGCAGGCTGGCGCCGTTCATGCGCGCTTCGATCATCTGCCAAACGATGGGATGCTCAGGCCAATCGCTCTCAACCACCACGCATTCCATGGTTGGCATCAGCTGTGCGACTTCGTCCAGTGCCGGCTTCAGCCTGTACTGCAAGTCGTTCGGTAGGTTTGCCAGGTGCTTCCGCTTAAGGACTATGTACCGGTCTTCGCGGACGAACGCCGCCCGCTCCGCATCAATCTTGCTCTGCTCGCCCATAGCCGCGTTCTCCTGCTCCAGTTCGTCGTCTTCGAGGATTTCGATAGCGCGCCCTGCGTCCAATTCGTTGGTCATGGCTGCTTACTCCTGTTATTCGCCAGAAACTTGGTGATGGTCTGGCTCAGCTGTTGGGCGCCGATGCTGTTGCAGCGGCTGACGTAGGGTTTGGCCTGTTCAAGCAGGGCCATGGCTTCGGCGTAGAACCGCGCAGCGTTTGCTTGGGCTTGGTAGTGGGATAGGGTGTCTGGCACCTGAGCATTGATCCTGCGCACCGTGGCGCTCTGTTCCATGCCGTTCATGGCAGTAGCTCCATATCCCTGTCGTTGAAACCTGCGCACCACAGGCAGCGCTCGAACAGTCGAGCAATTCCAAATGGGCACGATGAATACGGCGCGCCGGCTTCCCGCGCCTTTCTGCCGGCGCGGTAATGCGCCGAGTTCTCCGGAAATCCGGGATCGGTGTAGTTGGTCACGGGAAACTCCAGGCGGCGGGCGCCGCTGGTTAGCTAGAGGGCGGTTTGCAGCGCAGACACCCACACGGCACGGGCGCCCAGGATGTGCGGCAGTAGATGGTCATTACGCAGCCCCGGCCATGGCCAGGTCGTCGTCGATATCGCTGATGTGCTGCCGCAGGTTGGCGATGGTGTTCTCTGCGCGCTTGCGGGTTACGGCGTCCATCTTGTTCAGCTTCATCTTGAGAATGCGGATGCTGTTGGTCAGGTGGGTGCGCTCGCTGCGCAGTTCTTCAGTGGTCATGAAGGCCATTGCTGAGTCCTCAGAACGGGATATCGTCATCAAAGCTGTCGTAGTCAGGCGCAGGTTGCTGGCTCTGTTGTGGCTGCGGCGTCTGGGCAGGCCGGCTCTGCTGTGAGTTACGCGCCGCCTGTTGCTGGCCTTCTGGCTTGCCGCCCAGCAGCTGCATGGTGCCGCGCATGTCCACGATGATTTCCGTGGTGTAGCGCTTGATGCCATCCTTCTCCCATTCGCGGGTCTGGAGCTTGCCTTCGATGTAGACCTGAGATCCTTTGCGCAGGTACTCGCCGGCTATTTCGGCGACCTTGCCGAACAGGCAGACGCGGTGCCATTCGGTCTTCTCGACCTTCTGGCCGGACTGCTTATCGGTCCAGTTCTCACTGGTGGCCACGCTGATGTTGGTGACTGCGTTGCCGTTCGGCAGGTGGCGCGTTTCCGGGTCCTGTCCGCAGGTACCTACGATGATGACCTTGTTAATGCCTTTCATGCTGTTCTCTCCGAATTAGTAGGCCCTGATCGCCGCGGCGGGCCAGTCCAGCTCGTTATCCGGCGCGGCTCCAAGCTTTGCCGGTGGCGCCCCGTGTCGTGGTGGCGGGGTTCTTAGGCGGCGAGCACCTTTTCCATGCGCGCCTCCATGATTTCGTGGAAGGTCTTGACCTTGGTTGCCAGCTTGCGGATATACGGCTCGTCCCTGTATTCGCGGACAAGGCAAAGCGGCATGCCTGGCCAGTGGGCGAGAAAGTCGATCCACTCCAGCTCGCCGACCCATAGGCCGCCCTGGCATTGCGCCTTGTGCTCCTTGGGCACTGAGTTATCCAGAATCGCCTGTATCAGCTTCTCCGGGATCTTGGTCTTGACCTCAATCGCGCCGCCATCCGGCAGGCCGTCTGGGGAATAGCCAATGCCGTGGTTCAGGATGATTCCGACCTGCTCGATAGATTCGGGGGCGATATCTCGGCGCAGGCAGTACAGCTGTCGCACCTTTGGCTCCAAGGCGTGGCCGCGCTCGCTTGACTTGTTGCCGCGCCATGGCTCGGCCTCAGCGCCGGTGATGCGCTCGCCTATCAGGCGGTCCATGTAGGTGAACGCGCCGACTCCAAAGCCGCCTTCGCCCTTGCCGTCGACCATTAGCACGTCCAGCTCGGAACAGGTCACGATTCCGAGTCTCAATTTCAGCCATGCTTCGGACCCTTGTTCGATTTCCCGAATGATCTGCATGGGTCACCCCGCTTGGTTCTGGTCTGCAGACTTCTTGAGCATCGCCAGCACGCGGTCGAAGTCATCCTTGGTTACCTGCTCGGGCGTGCCGTGGATGGAAGCGAAAGCCGTTTGCGCCTTCTCGCTGCACTTTTCCAGCAACGACTTCAGCTGCTTGGCCTGGGCGTCAGTGATCGGGGAAGGAGCTACTGCGGCGAACGCATCGTCATCTTCGCCGTGGGTAGTGAAGTTGAGCAGTGCGCCCGCCGTGTAGCGCTTGCCGTAGCTGACAGAGCTGGCAACGGCCTGGACGGCGTTCTTGTTGCCGCTGGTATCTGCTGGAAGCAGGATCGATGTGCGCTCACTGTGGCCGGCGCGGTGGCTCAGGACGCCTTCTACCTCGACGCCTTTGTCGTTGCGGGGGATGCGGAAGGACAGGGCAAACCCATGCTTGGCCAGGATCGGTTTCAGCGCCTCGTTGATGTCTTCCCACAGCGCGTAGGTGTATCGGTTGGCGGCGTCGCCACGCTCGGCGATGGAGGGCAATTCCTGCTGCATGGCGGCCAGTGCTTCGGCGTACTGCTGCTCAGCCTGGCGCGACTGGAAGCGCTCATGCATCTGCATCAGGCGCTCCATCTTCTCGATGTCGCACTGCGGGTCAGCCGCTGCGCGCTGGATGACCTGCAGGATGGTTGCCGATTCGGCTTGGGCGACTACCGCCGATTCTTGGCGTTCTGCGATTGCTGTGCTCATGCGAACCTCAGTAGCTGATGTGGATGTGCGGAATGCAGCGCTTGGCGATCAGGGTGATTGCCTGCTTGGCGCATTCCTCGGGCATGCCACCGGCAATGAGCGCTGCCAGGGCTTCGTTGTTGATGGCTTTCTGGTGGGCCTTGTTGGCTTCGCGGGCGGCGGCTTCACGCTCAATGCGGGCTTGCTCGTCGGCTTGGCGCTGACGTTCGGCTGCTGCGGCTGCATCGGCTCGGGCCTGGGCGTCACGCTCTGCCTGCTCGGCGCGCTGCTTGGCTTCCACGGCTTCGCGTTCGGCACGCTCGGCGGCCAGCTTCAGCTCCAGTTCACGGCGCTCGGCTGCGGCCTTGGCCTCTGCTTCACGGCGGGCGGCTGCGTCGCGTTCTTCCTGGGCGCGGCGTTCGGCTGCCAGGCGCTCGGCCTCGGCTGCTTCGCGGGCAATGCGCTCCTCGCGCTCTTTCTGCTCGCGTGCTGCGGCCTCAGCGCGCAGGCGCTCCAGTTCGGCCTGCTCGGCTTCGTACTGCTGACGCTTGGCCAGAGCTTCGCGCAGGGTTGCCAGCGATGCAGACTTGATGCGGTGCGCCTCGGCTTCGAACTCTTCCCAGGCCTCGCCGATAGTGATTTCCTCCAGATTGTCGATCTGCACCTGAATGCCAGCGGCGGTCAGGCCGTCTACCACCACGAAGTCGCGCAGTTGTTGAACGCGTGACTCCAGCATTTCGACCCGCGCCTTCTCAGCCTCTTCCCACTCCGTCAGCGGCCGGCGAACTTCGTCCTGCCAGGAATCAAGCAGATCGCGCATGCGCTTGCGCTCGGCGTCGATCTTCTTCGGGACTTCCTTCAGCTCGGCGACCAGTTCCTTGCCTACGTTGTCCAGGGCCGTCTTGGAGCGGGCGACCTTGTAGGCGATGGAAGCGATTGCCTCGCGCCCCTTGCGGGTGCTCACGTCAGGCGTGAAGCCGTCGATCTCTTCGCGGATCTTGGCCAGGAACGGGTCAAGGCCATTGGCAGCCGAGTAGACCTGCAGGGCGGTTTCTTTCGGCGGCAGTGCGACGATTTGGTTATCTGCGGACATAGCTTCGCCCTCCAGGGCGCTGGTGATGTTGGGGGAGAGGGTGGTGCTGGCTTACTTGCGGTTGGCTTCTTTCGAGAAGTACCGGTGCCAGATATCGGGATGATCGGCGCGCATCATGTCTACGCGCCGTTGCAGGACGCTCAATGCCGTGCGCTGGGCGTCACGGATAAGCGGCTTGCTCTCATGCATCAGTCGCTGACTGATCCACTGTTCTTGAGTTGCGCACTTGATGCGCAGCTTTCGGAGTTCTTCGCGCTCGTCGGCTGACAGCGGAAGAAGGTTTGATAGGAATCCCATTGGCGACTCCAGTGTTGTGATGTGAATAGGGTGGCGATGGCAGCTCGCTACGCTGCGTGGTCGGAAAACGGCCTACTGAGGTGTCAATCAGACCAGCTTCAGCCGCCCGCTTCGCTAGAAGCCCTGCATCCCCGTAAACGGCGCCGGCTAGTCTTGCGGGGGAGTGATTGGCTTCCAGTGAGTGGTTACCGGGCGCTCTACGTGGCCAGGGCCGTCAGCGCACGTCTCAATGTGCTGGCAGGAGTCTTCGGCGATGATCCAAAATCCGCCGTCTTCGTTTCCTTCGTCTTGCTCCCATCTGTCGAAGTCGGCTGCGAACTGATCCCAGCCGTTCCACTTTCGCCAGACCAGCACTTCCGCATTGGTTTCGGGCATCCGCTCGCTACATTTGATCCAGTTATCCATGATCTACCCCGCAATCCGATCAACAGCGCTCAATGCGCCGATGAGTACAGTGAAGAAACAGATACCGGAGAATGCGCCGCGATAGATTGCGCAGCGTAGGGCGCGTTGGCGGCGGGTCATGGCATGGACTCCCCGATAGCCGCTGCGTCGCGAACAATGGCGCGGCGCGTTGCTGCCATCATGTCGTCGCCGTGACGTTCGACAGTTGTCACTCGATTGTCGTTAACCCACGAGCTGACATAGGTAGACTTGGCTTGGCCGTGCAATATTCCTACCTTCAATCCAAGTACTGCCGCCAGCCGCAGCGCGTCACCATCATCAGCGAGAGGATTCCAAACGCGCTGGCCCACTCCACGCTCCGAGCGCAGCGCATTGCCGCTAGGGCTCCATTTGATGGCGTAGCCAGCCGCCTTAGCCGCCAGCTCCAGCAATTCACGGTCGTTCATCAGCTCACCACCTCGGCCACAGCCGACGCAAATACATAGATAGACCCAAGGAAGCAGGCCACAAAAAAGCCCGCTTTGATCATCTCGGCGGGCTTCGGTAAGCGGGGGGTTATGGTCATGGCTTGCGCTCCATGGCGGCACGAATATCTTCCAGCGTCCATGGGCCAAGTTTATCGGCATCGAATGCATGTCCTGCCGCCCATCGATCTAGACAAGCATTAGCCTGCGAGCAGAGATTATGCAGAGCCTCAACCGACAGTAGCGCCTCCCGCGTCAAGTCGCTGCCAGCAGGCAGGCCCAGCGCGTGGCCGATCTGGTGAAGGGCTTCGCCCTGGGCGCACAGCTGGTCGCGCTCGGTTTCAGCAGCGCGCAGGCGGGCGATAAGGCCACGCAGTTCTCCCATGGTCTGCGGTGAGTTGGCGTCATCCTTGAACATCGGCATGCGGAAGAACTCTTCCAGCTCCGCCAACTGCTCATCACTGATGCTGGGTACGATTGGGGTGGTCATGGCGTCACCTCACATACGATGCCAGGTTTGATAATCAGCCTCTGTCATTCGTCCAGAGTCTTGCATGCTAGATTCGTATTGCATCAGCTCATCTTTGTGCGCCGCGCATGCGTGCTTTGTGATTACCGTATGCTGGCTTTGCCATTCAGCCTTTACTGTTCTTTCCGGGCAGAATTTGCACCACGGCTGGTGGTGTTTTTTGTTTATGCGCTTCATCCCGCCATCCTCCCAATCCGCTGCGCATCCAGTTGGCGCTGGCGTTGTTTATTTGCGCAGTGTCGAGCCAGGCTGACCAACGAATCACGCACACCTTCGCAATACTGCCGCTGTCGGTGACCATCGTTGATGTAGCTGATCACTGCGCCTAGTTCGATCATCGGCGCGGGGCTAAATCGTAGCTGGCGTATCGCCTCGCGCGCCTGGCGTTCGTGGGCGGTCATTTATCTCTGGCCTCAAGCATGGCGTCGGCCATTTGGTAAGATGTTTTTGCCAGCCCATCTAGCGAATCCCAATAAGATGGATGCATACCAGAAAATCCCAGGCCGTTCCCTGCGATAATTCCCTGCATTGCCTTCGCTGCGAAGTAGTCGCGCAGGGTCATTCCATCAAACTCTGCGTGATGCTTGTACATCTCGCCGGGCTGAAGAGTTACCGGAAACGCCGGCCCGCCAGTTTTCTTGTCAGTCATGCTTGGCTCCTTGCCTTGGCGATGGCTGCGCGGGCTTTCTTCATGCAGGCTCCATCGTGGAACTCGCCAGCATCAGACTTTTCTACCATCCATTCCAGCGCCTCCAGCAGCTCGGCATTGAGGGCCTTCATGCTTATCATCTGATACCCGACGGCACTAACCAGTCCTGTTTGCTCAAGGTCTTCGGTTGACAGCCCTTGACACGCATTAACGCAAGCAGCAATGCGTCTGGCGTTAGCTTCAGGATTCGGGCAGCCACTAAGATCAAATCCCCCGAGTACTCTTGGAAAATAGACAGCCGATCCGCGCGCAGCCCATCCTTCTTTCGTGTGCTCACTCATAGTCATCCTCTCCCCGCGATTCCGCATACGCCTGAGCCAGCGGCCTAACCAGGCCCTCAGCCATCTTGCGAGCGTCGTCTTTACTGACCAGCAGCCGAAGGGCGCCGGATGCTTTGTCGATATCGCCGGCCAGTACGTTGCGCAGAACTTGGCCAAGCGCGCCGTCGTAGTCGTGGCCGTCGTTGTATTTGGCTGCTACGTGCTCGGCCATGGCGTCTTCAAGCTGCTTGACCTGTTCCTCAACGCGCTTGCCTGCGACATACAGCGTGTCTTCGATCAGGTCATCTACTGCGCCGGCAAGCCAGTTTTTGCCCTCGGCGGTATCAAGGAACTGGTCAGGCTGGAGGTGGAACATGGGTTGGCGTAGGGCTGCGCTCATGAGGCACCTCGGGCTTTGGCGATGGCGGCGCGGGCGCCTTCCAAGTAGTGACGCGCAGGCTTGTTTTCTTTTGCGGTGAGCACGATCAATTCCAGCATTTCAAGAAGATCGGGCGCGGCCGCAATAAGAGCCATGTTTGCTGCGTCTTTCTCGTCGCAGTAGCGAGCTGGCCACATACCTTCAAATTGCGCGTAATCCAAAACAGCGCCTGTTGCCGAGTTCAGGCATGAGCGCCCAGGCTCTCCAAGCCAGACCCATGGGCCTGGCGTATGTTTTTCGGACATGATCAATCCTCGCTATGTGTGCGTGGAGAGGGGGAATGGGGCAACGAACGGGACTCGAACCCGTGACCTATCGGTTATGAGCCGACTGCTCTACCTGCTGAGCTACCGTTGCAAAAAGGCCGCGGGGAGCGGCAATAGGGTGGTGCGGTAGAGGGTATTGGTGGTGCGACCTGGGAGCCTGGCGGGACTCGAACCCGCTATTCCTCCCTCTCGGGTAGACGCTCATCCATTGGCGTTCAGGCTTTTCACTGCGTCCAGTGCAGGACGCACCCCAATACCCTCTTCAGATGACATCGGTTGATGGATGGCCGGTGCTAAGTCTCTTGGCTAGGCCATGGGTCAGGCGGCAGACATGCTGCGCACTCGCTACCCTTTGCGATGGATTGCTCCACGGTCAGCATCCATCACCGATGCCATCTGCCCTGCTAGGCAGGGCGGCGGGTTATGTGCCGTAGTCGATTGCAACAATTTTTTCGCTGTACCAGCCGAACGAATTTGCTTTGTGCTCTGCGGGGATCGAGTAATCAGGGCGTTCGCAAAAGGCCTCGACGTCAAACGCAAGAAACTCGTCGTCTGTAAGTACTCTTGCCCGTCGCATAACAACCATCCAGCCGCCAGGAATCGACCAAACAACAGGGCAAAGCCCAGGGAGATTCGCGGCTGAAAGACTCGCCTCCTGCATGTTGGCGAGAAGACCGCACAGGAATAGCTTCCAACTCCAAAGCGCCGGAACCTTTATGGCGAATCTGCCAGCGAGGATTACATGTCTTGTCGCGCCTTCATTGTTGATGCTTATCCTGCGCAATGCGGCTGCAGCCGTGCTCATCTCTATCTCCTATTGCCCTACGGCGTTAGATGGTTGTTTCCATTTTGGAAATAACCACTAACGCCTTGGATTTATTACTGCTGCAGGGTGAGCCATAAGGCGATCCAGCGTTACGCCGTTCAGCAACCTATCGAGCCCAGCTAGCCTCCCCTGCAATGTTGATTTGTGGTCAATTTTCAGCATTGAAGGGCCAGCATCTATGCGAGCCGAGTAGTCGCCATCCACAAAAAATAGAGCGCAATACTCGGTAGATTTTGTTAGCCCCTTGTAAATTTCGATTCGCGTAATTTGCGGCATCCCTACCTCCTATTGCCCTAAGTCGTTAATCACCGATGCGAACCCTAAGCGCGCATGGGTGAAAGTGTCAGTAAGGTTTCTCAACCTTGCCCTGGTCTTGCAGGCTTTTGACGTTGAACAAGCCAGCTAGCATCTGATCCATCTGCTGCGCCAGCTGATTGCGCAGTCCATCTTTCAGGGCGCCGGTAACGTTCGCGGTGTGTTGCAGCATCTGTTTGCTAAAGTCTTCTGCGCAGATTTTTGTCATCAGCCACTGCGCACGGGTTACGGCGTTGTAATCGCTCGTCGCTTTTTCGCCGTTGGAAGGGTTTACCTTCGCTGTCCAGTAGGCGGATACGGTTTTTTCCAGCTCTTTACGAAGGGTGGTAGACGGCCCTTCTTGATCGCCCCACTGATTCACTCGGCGATATTCGCGCTCGAACGATCCGTTAATGGTCTCGTCGATGGCTTTCTGAATCTGGCTGGTGACGCGCTCGTCAAAGATCTTGTCAATGCGCTTCTTTACCTCGCTGTTAACCAGGCTCGACAGGTCGGCGTCTTCGCTCAGCAACTGGTCTGCAACCTGGGCTACGATTGCGGTTTTCAGCGATTCTTCATTGATGTTCAGCATTTCCTAACACTCCTGGGTTTGTTTGACTTCCCTGATGCCACTCTTGCGAATGGCATCGAGGAAATCTGTCTTGCTCGCCCCGCGCAGCTACTGGCTTCTTGCGGGGCTCTATCGATGTCTCACAGTCCACGGCTCTGCCCGACTGCACTCTTGTTCATCCAGGCTCTACGCTGCGCCTGGCCGGGCGAGGCAGGATCTCTGATCCATTTTCCCGGTGGGTCGATTTGGGCTCGACCTCGCTAAACCCCTTCTTGCTCTGGCCGGTATCGATCCGGCAGTTCGAGCTGGCTTTCGCCGGGCCAGTTGTGGCTGGCTTGGGTTCAATATAGGCATGCCTGTTTTTATCGTCAACAGGAAATCCTATATTTCGATTTGTGCAAATTAATTTGGTGTGCAAATTTTCAGTCGAGCACAAGAAAGCCCGCGCTAGGCGGGCTCTGTTTGCGTAATGGGTGAGGCTATTGGCTCATGATCTGCCGGTAGCGTCGCTGGTACTCTTCGTAGGAAAGGCCGGCTTCGGATTGAAGCTGCTTGATCTGATGCGCGCGCCACTGCTCGCGCGTCATCTCTCTATTGGCGACGGGTTGATGAACTGGCTCTGATTCAGACGTTTGCTTGGTGTAACGGAAAGGTGGTCGACCTGTGGCGCTTATACCAGGATCGCCGCTTGCGTTGCGAAAACCGCGAAACTGGTAAGCCATGCCAGGCTCTAGAGTCACCGACAGTTCCTGCAGGCTTCCCGAGCAAATAGACCCCATCTGAACGCCAATGATTGCGGGACCAGGACGCACATAGAAGGTGGCCGTTTCTGATATTCCAACAGAAGCAGCCTTTGTGCCGTTGATCATGAATCCGAAGTCACAAGCAGCCCCGGAGAAACCAGCGTCACGCGTAAAAGTCACCCTGGCGTCATCTGAACTACTTTGTTTCTGAAATGCATAGACTGATGATGCTGGGACTGCATTCGCTTGCTCAGGCGTGATAGCAGATGTAGAGCAGGCAGAAAGCATTGCGGCAGATAGTAGGGCCAACGAAATCTTGGTCATTTTCTTGCTCACTTTGTCGCGCACTCCTGATTCCAGGTGCTTTCGAAGTCGGCTGTTTCGCCTTCTAGCCAAGTCAGGTCGGCGCTGAGCGAGATGAACGCCTTTTCACCGGTATAGCCGCCAAACGAGTTTTTGGCATTCACGTACCCGCACACCATTCCAGAGTCTTTGGCGACGACCTGGCCGAACCTTGCCGATTCTGGATCTTTGAGCTTGGCCTTTACGAAGTCTTTTGCGCGAGCGACTGCGATGACTTTCCGTTGTTCGGCTTCCCTGGCTTTTCTGGAAGCCTCTTCTGCAGCTCGCTTTTCGACCGCGACTTCAGGGCTTACTGGCTGCGTGCCAGTCCTGGGCGCAGTCATTGAGCCGATTACGCCTAGACCGATGATTATCAGGACACCCCAAGTAACGACGCTGGTTTTCTTTGGCGGTTTAGCTCCGCAGTTCGGGCACGCTTTGGCGGTCGCAGCAATCCTGCTCCCGCATTCCTTGCACTTAACCAGAGCCATGGTCTCTCCCTCTTTTCAGAGGCCGCCTTTCCCGCTCTTGTCCCGCACGCGGCCGATTATGGTGATGTGTTCCTGAGCGACATCGGCGGCGATGTCTTCAATGGGGTAGGCCTGGTTATCGCTGACCAGGCGAAGGCTGCCGTCCAGCTTCTTGAACAGCCGCTTGATGCGTAGATCGTTGCCGTAGCGCAGAGCGTAGACCTTGCCGTCGATGATCTTGGCCGGCTCGTTTTCTTCCATGTTGACCAGCACAGAATCGCCGTCGAATAGCGTCGTCTCCATGCTGTCGCCCTTAACCCTGAAGCGCTTGCACTTCTCGGGCTTAATGCGCTCGGCACGGAACCACGAAAGCTTGTAAATCGCCGGGTCCGATTCCTCAATGATCTCGTACAGCGCCTGGTGTCCATTTCCGGCTGAGAAGTTCACTTGATACTCGCTTATGGCAACGGCATCTTCTGGCAGTTGGTCTTCTGGGTCGTAGGCCTGGACGTTTCCAGAGCCTGCCGGCTCGAAGCCCTTCATTTCTTTGTTATGAACGGCCAGCTCAAGGCGAACCGGAATCATGGGGCCGGTGCCGTTCTCCAGCCATATAGCGCTCACGCCGCAGTTCTTGGCGATGCTGGCGTTGTATGAGGAGGAGGCAGATTTTCCCCTCTCCAGATCGGAGATTGAGGTCTGAGTTATCCCCACGCGCTGAGCCAGCTCTAGCTGGGAAAGCTTGGCGTGCTTGCGTGCTTGCTTCAATCGGTCTTTGTATTCCATCCCCCGATTCTCAAAGGTTTCCCTATGTGCTTGCAAACAGGATTCCCTATGTCTAAGATCATAGGAAATCCTATGGAGGATTGAGGAATGACGACTTACGAGCGCCTTGTCGCGCACTTCAAAAGCCAAGAGAACACCGCCACGGCCCTTGGCGTTAAGCAGGGGACCGTCTCCGGCTGGATCACTGGCAAGCATGGCATGAGCGCCGTCACGGCACTTCGAGCCGAGCGCGTCACAGGCGGCGCCTTCAAGGCACATGAACTGTGCCCTGCGCTGCTTGCTGTCGCTTAGCAGCCAGCGACGTTACCACCTGATCAAACCCGTCCTGCCTAGCGCCACGCTGGCACGGGCGGACGAGTAAGCAGGCGGATTCCAGCTTAGCCCGGAACCGCAACTGAGATTGAAGAGGCTGCAGCTCCATGAGCGCAGCGATGTGGCAGCGAAGGGCAAGCAGTTCGCCCTGGAGAGTTTCGATGGTCGGTTGCATGGGTTTTCACCTGTCGGCTGATCGGGTGATTACAGGTTATGGCCGGGGAGGCCAACGAGAAATGTCCATTTCCAGACAGCAACCTCACAGCACCACCCGCGACGCAGTTCTGATCGCGCACGCATCGGACATGCTGAGCCGCACCAGCATGAGCAAGGATGACTTTGCCGAGTCGCTGAGCCGTGCTCTTTGGGTCATGGCGCCGGACAAGGCCAAGTCTAAGGACGTGCCTGATCTGGACTTGCTGACTCAGACGGCCGATCACCAGACCTACTCCCGCATTGCAGGAGCCTGGCTCAAGCGCGTTCAGCGCTGGCTGAATGGCGACACCGTAGAGTTTCCCTCTTGGATCGAAGAGGCCTGGGTCGAATCTTTGCTTCCTGAGTGGCGCGAGCGCTGCTTGATCGAGCTGGCTGGGCGTTATGGCCTGCTTGCCGTGCGCGCTGTGGGCGTTAGCGGTATGGGTCCGATGAAAGTCTTCTCTGGGCTCATGGGTCGCATGGGCGAGGTTGCAGGCCTTGGAGCAAAGGTCTTTGACGATCTGGTGATCAACGAGCAAGACGCCGAGCACCTGCCGAGCCTGATTGGCGGGCTGCGTGCTCTCTCTGCGAAGGCTGAATCCCTGGCCTCTGCCGCAGAGTCTGTTATGGCCTCCGCTGAAGTGCAGGGTGCGTGACATGGCCGGCGATTGGATCAAGTTCGAACTGACCACCCTGGATAAGCCAGAGGTGTGCCAGATCGCCGACCTCGCGGATATCGATCTTGATGCAGTGGTCGGAAAGCTCCTGCGCGTGTGGGGATGGTTCGATCAGCAGACAGAAAACGGTAACGCTCCGAGCGTTAGCAAGAAGTTACTGGATCGTTTGGTTGGCGTTACTGGTTTCTGCGATCACATGAAATTCGTTGGCTGGATGATCGAGCAGGACGGCGTGATAAGTCTTCCTCATTTCGAGCGCCACAACGGCAAGACCGCGAAGAATCGGCTTCTCACGGCGAAGCGCGTAGCGAATCACAAGGCTGCTAACGCAAAAGGTAACGACAAAGGTAACGCTCCAATCGTTAGCGATGCGTTACCTAAAGAAGATGTAGAGAAGATTAAAGATCAAGAGCAAGAACCCCCCTTACCCCCCAAGGGGGATACCGGCGCTGCCGCACCGGTCGGTGATGACAAACCTGTCAAGCCTGAAAAACCTGCGAAGCCATCCGCCAAGTTCGATCCGCTGACCGCTTGCCCGCCAAACGTGACGCCTGGGGTGTGGGCTCGCTGGGTCAAGTGCCGCAAGGAACTCGGTAAGCCCCTGAAGGAAACGACCTGTGAGGCTCAGGCTTCGCAGCTTGCCGGATGTGCGAACCCTGACGCAGTCATCGAGAAGTCAATTGCCGCTGGCTGGCAGGGGCTCTTCCCTGATGACCACGGCGCAAAGCCCGCGAAGACCGAAAGCCGACACACCGGCCTCAACCAGATCAATCACCGCGCAAACCTAGGGGAGCAGAACGATGACGGCTCATACCCCATCTGAAATCATCAGCCTCATGGGTGGCCTTGGCACTGTGCTCAAGAGCGAGCAGCGCACCTGTGCAGCCCACGGCCCTTACACCGACAACTTGATGGGCCTTGGCAAATCTCGTCCGGCCGCCTGGGTTGGTTGCCAGAAGTGCATGGACGAGAAGCGCGAGGCCGATATCCGCGCCAGCCAAGAAGAGCTGATGCGAGATAACGCCAAGCGGTCTATCGAGATGCGCGTCGGTCGTGCCTGCATCCCACCTCGCTTTGCTGACCGCACCTTGAGTGCTTATCGCGCTGTCACAGCCGAGCAGAAGCGCGCCCTGCGTGTCTGCGGAGACTACGCCGAGAACTTCCTGGCCCACGCCAAGCAGGGGCGCTGCCTCCTGCTTCTGGGCAACGTCGGCACCGGTAAGACCCACCTGGCCGCAGCTATCGGAAATCACGTCATGCGCGAGTTTGGCATGGCCGCGCTCTACGTCACCGCAAGCTCTGTCATTCGCCACGTGAAGGCCTCTTTCGACCGCGACAGCGACCACACCGAAGCGCAGGCCTACCAGCTCTTCCAGGCGCCTGACCTGCTGATACTCGACGAGGTTGGCGTGCAGAACTCGACCGAGTTCGAACGCACGGTGATGTTTGAGCTGATCAATGGCCGGTACGAGGCCATGAAACCTACCGTGCTGATTTCAAACCGTAGCAAGGACGATCTTCCGACCTACCTGGGCGACCGCGTTATGGACCGCCTGCGCGAGAACGGCGGAAAGCTGGTCGTGTTCGACTGGGATTCGGAGCGGGGTGCCATCCAATGAAATGGGCCAAGCGTTCTGACTGCGTTGCTGAGAGCGACAGCAATCCCTCCTACAAGGTCGCCAAGTTCATGGTCGGCGACCAGGCCAAGTACCGGGCCAGCGTGCGCGGCGACTTCATCGGCCGTGTGTGCGGCGACGCCAAGGAAGCTCAGACCATCTGCGAGAACTACCTGCAGATCATGGGCGCCGACATGGAGGACGCAGCATGAACGAGCGCCCTACCCAAGATTTCCTGGCCTCGCTGATCGTCGGCCAGACCGTGCGCGTGACTCGCCATACCGGCGACGTGACCGGCCGCATTGCTGACATCAAGCCGCGCCTTTTTATCGTTCGTGTTGGCCGTGAAACCCGCCGCTTCCTGCGCGAAGACGGCGGCGCATTCAACGCGCCAGACAAGTCGACCAAATCCTGGCTGTTGCCGCTGGAGGTGACCCATGCCTAAGTACGGCCTGCAGTACATGCACAACGGCGATCTGTACGAGGTGCACATCTACGCGGACAACCTTGACGACGCCTACGCGCGCGTCGAACCGATCAAGGCCACTGGCGAGTTAGACGACGGGGAAATCATCCACGAAGAAGAGGCCAGCGACGCCGCTGTTGCATGGGCCCAGGTGAGGGTTGAGGCCCTCAAGGAGCAATTGCGATGAACACCAAATGGCACTGCGAGCGCCACGAAGGCGGCTGGCTGATTGTTGCGGACTGGGACGGCAAGAAGTTCGCGCAGCACCTGAAGGCGGACCAGATGAAGACGGCGCATGAGCCTGGCTTTGTGTTCTGGTCGGCGGTCGGTTCTATCAGCCGGGCGATCAGCGCGTACCGGGCACTGCATGAGAACCAGCGCAAGCTGTTCGGCCTGCGCAAGCACCTCGACAAGCTGCTGTCCACCGGCTGGCGCGTCTCCTGCCGCGACCCGCTGTGCATCGCCTGCGGTGGCCGTAGCGCGACCGTAGTCGAGGGCATGCTGATTGAGCAGCAGATCCAAGGCCTGCGCCGCGTTGGCGACATGTACGAGCGTGTGGGGGTGAGCCATGGCTGATCAAAAGCATTGGGGTCACGATGAACTAGCTCACGACCTTGCGCAAAGCCTTCGGGTTAATCCTGAGCATATCGTCTGGGAGAACATGCAGATGGGCCCCTCTGGGTCCATTCGGCCCGACGTGTACCTGCTGAAAAAACGCTATTCGACCTTCGCGCCGGTTACCTACGAGGTGAAGATCAGCGTCAGTGACTTCCGCAGCGACATCACATCTGGGAAATGGCAGGGCTACCTGAATTTTTCCAGTGCCGTGATTTTTGCCGTCCCAGCAGGCCTGATCAAAAAGGAGGATGTTCCGGCTGGATGCGGCCTGATCGTTCGCCATGATGAAGTTTGGCGCATGGTCAAAAAGCCAACCATGCAGCACCTTGAGACCCTTCCGCGCGAATCATGGCTGAAGTTGGTTATCGATGGCATTGATCGGGCGCTTGAGCAGCGCGACGCGCCTAAGGTTCGGCATGCCCTCAATTCTTGGTCGGCTGAGCGGGTGCTGGCCAAGAAGGTGGGAGGCGAAATTTCTGCCCTGATCTCCAGGGCTATGCGTTCGAGGGATCTTGTCGAGCATGAGATTCAGGAGCTGGAAAATCAGCGCGAGGAAATTCGCACCAACGCCAAGCGTGAACTGCAATGGGCTCGCGAAGCAATTGAACGCGACCGCGCTCATCTCACTGGCGAGTTGAAGAGCCTAGCTGACGTTCTTGGGCTACCACCAGATTCTTCGGTCAGAGAATTGGCTTTAGGAGTTCAGCGAGCCTCCCGCCGATTGGCTGAAGATGCTGAGGTGTATCGCCTGCGCAACCTGTTTGAACGCATCCAGCAAGCCACTGCAGATGGACTGCTTCCACTTCCAGGCGAGCAGCTTGAGCTTGTAGGGGTGGCCAATCATGCCTGACCTCTACGACTACGCCTTCCGCGCCCTGTGCTGGATATGGGCTATCGGTGCGTGTGGGTATCTGGAGTTCTGCGTGAGGGTGGTGCGGGGTGAGTGTCATGGCTGAAAAAATCCGCCTGAACCAGCTCAGCGACCTGGCCATTCTGCAAGCCGAGATCCGCAAGAAGGGCTTTCCCTGCAACGTCACCATTACCGGCGCCGGCCGCAGCCTTCCGCAGAACGCCCTATTCCACAAGTGGTGCGAAGAGATCGCGCAGTTCTTCGTCCGCATGGGAAAGACGACCTTCGCCACTGGCGCCGCGATGAGCGCAGAGAACGTCAAGCGCAACCTCAAGCAGACGTTCCTGGGTGAAGAGGCCGTGCGCGACATCAACCTCAAGACGGGCGAGATCACAGAGCGCTACGAGCTGCGCCATACCAGCCAGCTCGACAAAGGCGCAATGCACTCGTTCATGACCTGCATCGACAACTGGGCTCAGGAGCACGGCATCTACCTGCCGCACCCGGAGGACAGCGAGTACATGAAGATGCGCTGCAACATGGGAGAGGCCGCATGAACCACCAACGCCTAGAAGGCCGCATGCACGCCGTTGATTGCATCAAGGCCGTACTCGGAGCTCCCCGGGCGATGTTCGACGAACGCGGTCCGCTGGCCACCGTACTAGACAACCTGGAAGCGACCGCCAAGCAGCAGCCGGCGCAGTACGCGCAAGGCGTGCTGGATGTGTGCAGGGAGGTGAGGGCGTGAGTATGCCAATCCATCGCTACCCGCCGAATGAGAACGGCGGCCGTGACTTCGCAGTGGGCGACATCCATGGCCACTTCACGCTTCTGCAGCAGGCTCTGGATAAGGTCGGTTTCGATCCTGAGACTGACCGCCTGTTCTCCGTTGGCGACCTGGTCGACCGAGGGCCGGAGTGCCGCAAAGTTCTCGACTGGCTGGCAAAACCCTGGTTCCACCCGGTGCGTGGAAACCACGACGATTACGTGTGCCGCTTTGACACCTGCGACGTTGATAATTGGGTTTACAACGGTGGCGCCTGGTTTGCCGGCCTGAACTGGGACGAACAGCGCGAGTTCGCCGCGCAGTTTCGTGAGCTTCCCATCGCCATAGAAGTCGAGACGGACGAAGGCCTTGTCGGGCTGGTGCACGCTGATTGTCCGTTCCCATCTTGGTTCGATCTGCAGTTCCAGCTTGAGAGCCTGACCGGGCAAAACCTGAAGCTGGTCAAAAACACCTGCATGTGGTCGCGCAGCCGTTTTGAGTTTGGTGACGCAGCCGGAGTCAAGGACGTGCGCGCCGTAGTGTGCGGGCATACGCCGGTGAAGGCGCCAGTAGTGCTCGGAAACGTCTACCACATCGACACGGCTGGGTGGCTGCCGGGGCGGGGCGGCTACTTCACCCTGCTGAACCTGCAAACCTTGGAAACAAGCCCGCCGCTGCCGGCGAAGCTGGAATGGGAGGTGCCGGCATGAAGGGTAAATCCCCAAGCGCCGATCAGAAGCGCTACCACGACATGCTCGCTCAGCACGTGGGTTGCATCGCCTGCTTCAAGGAGTTCGGCGCCCGCAACTTCCACGTGTCCATCCACCACACGGACGGCCGCACGAAGCCGAACGCGCATTGGCTCGTGCTCAGTCTCTGCGCCGGCCACCATCAAGACGGTACCGGCCTCGCCGGCCTGATCGCCGTCCACCCGTATAAGGCCCGCTTTGAGCAGCGCTACGGCACCCAGCGCGAGCTGATGACCGAATGCGCTCTCCAGCTCCAGCAGATGGGCTTCAAGGTTCCAGTGACTATTCAGGCCCTCTTCGGGCTGAAG